AGTTAATCCGTGTACACGTAATTTTTCATCACTTTTTACTTGGAATAACTTTCCTGGCTCTATGTGCTTTTTGTCATACTCTTTAACATCAGAAGATATTGGTATAGAAAACCATTTTCCGCAAGACTTACAACTATATTGTTGTTTCAAGCTTTTTTTAGTTCGCTTTTTACCTTCTTTTTTAGTAAGCATACTACTACAATGTGGACAAATCATTAGTCCTCCTTAGTTGTTTCTGGTAGAATTTTTCGTTGGGCTCCCTCTATTTCATCAGGACTAAACCCTTGGAACATTCCTACAATACCAGTTTCTATTTTTTTAACTCCACCTAGTGTACCAATAGCCTTCCCTAATTCTTTTAGAGATTGCAACGATACATTTTGGTCTTCACTTGTATCCGCTAGTTGTTTTAAAGAGCCTAGTATATACGTGTGGTCTATACCTAACTCCTTAGCTACTTCTTTGGATGTTTTTTCTATCTCGCTCATAACTCTCCTTTGTTTGAGAAGTACTACAGCTTTTTTTCTAGCCGTACCACGATTTGCTTCTGAAAATGCTTTCATATACGCACCTACTGCGTCTTTTCCTACTGCCACGCTGGTGGCAAAAATTTTTTCCCTGTTTGTACAATTGGTACGTTCCTTCACCCTTTGGTTAGTATTCTTGATTTTGGTGCTAAATGTGTAGCGATTAGGGTGTTTCTTAAAGTCGGTGTCCATGTAAGTTTTCTTAGCATTGATAAATGTTCCAACTATAGTTCTTACATACCCTTTAGATTGTTTATAATTTTTAGAATCTTTAGGATGATTAAGTTTATCAGATACCTTCAGTAGCTGAACTACTTTCTTATCGTCACTCAAAACCCAATCCCCTTCCTTAGCATCCCTCCATTCGGAGTGAAGTATCCCGTTGGGATGGTCCGTTTTAAATTCTTTTTTATTTTCATAAACACAATGAATTTTATTTCTAATTTTTTTACTTTGCACTAGCTTTACTTAGTTGTTTATGTAACGACTCAATTAAAAACATTACTTCTTTGTGTACCCAATACTTAGTTCCATTGATTTCAATAGGTACACTACCCGTTCCTTCTTCAGCATCGGCTTCATCTTCTATTAGCTGCATAACTTCGTCTTCATCGTCTAATTTATCAGATAAGATGCGTTCAAGCTTCACTAGCTTCTCTATTTGACCCAATATACGTTCCTGGTCCTCTTGAGGTAGTTTACTTAACCAATTAATTGATGTTCCCATACTTATTTTCCTTGACAAACATTGTTAAACACTTTATCTTAGATAGCTACTAGCATCTACTTTATCTACATATAGATACTATATATCTACTTAGATTTCTTTTTCTTTGGTTCTTTCTTTTTCTTTAAATCTTTAGCAGATGCCTTTTTCTTTTCAGATTCTATATGCTGAATAGCTTTTTCTAATAGTTTCTCATTTAGCTTGGCCTTTTCTGCTTCTTTTCTAGCGATACCAGTCAAACCTTCTCTACCGCTTAAATCTCTACTAGTTATATGTCCTTTAGCCATTTTATGCTCCTTGTTTCAACTAATCTAAGTATACCCCATGTTATTTGCAACAAAAAATTGTAGCATTTTGAAGTAGACCTATGTATGCACACGGGTCCCCCATTAATGGGGTTATAGTTATTTAATATTAACTTAGAAATCAGTACTGGAGGTACACAATGGAAGAATTTTCCATAAACCAATCAGTCTACGACGCAGCTATTGCACATCGCAATGCTATGTATGATACATTACTGGAGCAGACACTTAATGCTTCGTTCTTTCGTACAAGACGAGACAAGTTTGGTAACGTTACTCTACAATCTGCAGCAACACCACAGAATGCTATTTGGAAAGCTACCGAAGCTATACAAATGATTAATGCAGTCACAGTTGCTAAGCTGAGACCTATCCAAGATGACTCTGTTGAACATCAACAAGGATTCAAGGCATTTATGGCAACAGCTACAGGTAATGGTAATGTACAAGTAACACCACCTACGTAAGTAGTAATATATTGGGGCACTTATGTGTCCCTTTATATCTTTTTTTACATAGTTATACTCTTATTATACATAAAGAAGAAGAGATACATATAGATACACTATTATATATACTTATGTGTATAACATGGGGATAAACTATGAATAGAATTACTTTAACCTATAAACTACATGGAGGTATGTATGTATATACGATTAGAGAAGTCCTTGAGTGGTCCTTATCTTAGGATAAGCTACGAGGGCAATGGTATGTGGTATTATCGTTTGAGCGGCTTATGCCCAGATGATAATGTTGATACCTGGACTATGATTGATGTAGTCCTACACTTTCTTAAAGATTATTAAGAGAGTCATAGCCTTTCGTAATTGAGAGGCTTAAGAAAATAGAGATTTAAAGTTTAATCAGAATAGGGTTTTAAGCTTAGCGGCTTTCCACAATTCCCAGACGTGGGCGTTAGTGTCCGTAAGGAATATCTATTCTGGTTAAAATTAATTGGTGAAACTTATACCTCTTATGGGCATTCGTAAACTATGTGAAGTAGTTGAAACGTGACTAGTCTTATATATCTACAATCACGGTATGTATAAGATGAATGAAATATTTGCACAAATCGAACATATAAATCCAGGCATTAACGTATAAGTGTAGCCATTAGATAAATTAGATAAACACAGTAGAAAAGAGGTAGATATGACTTATCATGAATTAGGATATGAACGTAGAGATAGATTGTTTAATGATTATAGAATGCTATACAAACAGTATTACGGTATAGACATGAGTAACTTAAAAATACGTAGGTTATTAATTAATAATGTAACCGATAGAGGTTTAAAGATACGTATTAGGGCATTAAAAATGTTATTAGAAATACACGATTAAATATTTAAGGGGGCAGGACCTACATATTATACAAATCAGTTAGTAGTAGTTTTTCATTTACCTCGTCTTGTCCCTTTGATTTAAAGAATTAGATAGTATAGAAAGTCAATAGTTGAGCGTATTATAGTATTAATAGTAATATGTATTGTCAATTTGGTTTTGGTAACAAGACCTATCCAAGATACTGTAAGATGTACTTATTATACATTGAGGAAGTTCAAGGCGGCATTAATCAAATAAGCACACATGGAGGTTAGTCGCACTAACAGCATGAGGTTAAGAGCCTGTTGTGAGATTATTTTCACAAGTTATGCTATCTAAATATAAGAATTTTAACATAGTGAGAGTCTATTACACAAGCAGATATACTAGATGGGTAGATTCTTTACTATAACACAACGAGGAGATTATATGCAAGCACCATTTGTACAATCATTTAGTAAAGTTTACCAAGACAATCTTATTTCAATGGCGTGGTGTCAAAGAAATAAAGATAAGAAGGGAGAGATTTATTATTATGTAAGTTTTAGTCCAAGACATCATTATTATATATTTAAGAACGCATATTTTAAAGATACTATGAAAAAATTTAACGTTATGTGGGATAAAACAATTACGGTTACTAAAGAAGTTAAAGAGTTTAGAAAGCACTTCTTAAATAAAGACATGATACCTTATTATCATATATTTCAAAAAGTTCATGAAAATAAAATGATAAAAGTATCAGCATTGCAGTTGCAACATGATAGATATGATAATCCTTATTACTTTATATTACCTACAAGAGTAGTTGCATTTAGAACAGATACAAGATATAGGTTAAGAAAAAAGTATTATATATTTCATGAAGACATAAATAAAAACGGGACAATTAAAAATAAGGCAAGATTATGGTACGCTACTAAACGCACATTTAAACCTTAAGGAGATACAATGGATAAATTTGAAAGATACAGAATGCAGCCAATGGAGAGTGAAAAAGATGTATGGAAGAGAGCAGAATACATAGAGGTACAAAACGATAGAGAATCAAATCCAAGAGCAGGAGCAATAGTTAGAGCTTTTGGTAATTATAGGAAAACACACCCTTTAATTAAATTTAAACATAGGATACAAATGTTTATTCAAAGACTGAGATATGGTTGGAGTTATACATTTAATCCTTTAAATAGTGATTGGAAATAAACATGATAACATTTAAAACAGATACAAAGACTAATAAGATATTAAGACATCTTAAGAGCCACAAGAGCCTGACAAGTATGGAAGCGTTTGAGCTATATCGTGCTACTAGGCTAAGTGCAATAATATTTAGACTTAGAGAAGAAGGGTTTGACATAAATATGAAAAGAATACAACACGCTGAAGCAAACTTTGGTAAGTATTCTATGCCAGACACAGAAAATAACCGTAAGATGATTTATGAGTATAGAAGGTTCTTATAAACCTGAATAGGTATTGACTATAACCTGAATAATTCATATATTATAGACGGAGGAATCATGATAGATATTCAAAAAATATACAACGATTACTTAGAAGAACTACGCCATAAAAATAAAGAAAAGTATACCAAACATAAAGGTTGGTTTTCGGCTAGTGCAGCAGGTAGTTGTTTTAGAAAGCAATTACATAGATTACAAGACTTACCAATAAAGCCTATGGATGTTAAATCTAATAGATTATTAAGACTTGGAACTCTAGTACATGCAGACTTTGAGAAATCGTTAGATAAATACAAAGAAGGTAACTTGGAAATAGTTACAGAACACCGCATAGAGATGCCTGAGCTTAACGTAGTTGGTCATCTAGATGTAGGAGTTATAGATAAAGAAACAGACAAGATACACGTCTATGATATAAAGACAGCAGGAGCTTGGAAGTGGAGAATGAAATTCGGTAGAAATCCAGATAAGAATCCTAGTGTTAATTATGAGTTACAACTAGCTACTTATGGAATGGGTTTAGGACTAGAACATGATATTACAGATGTAGACTTATCTATACAATGGTATAATAAAGATAGTTCAATGATGAGAGAAGAATCTATTTCTAATCTTTACATGGATGAGGCTTTTGATTACTGGACACATTTAAACGAAGTAAAAGATGATGTCGAATCGCCTGAAGAACTTATACCAGGCAAACATGAAAATGTTCCTATATATAATTGGGAATGCAAGTATTGTGAATTTCAGGGTGAACATTGCCCTGGTCTTTATAGTGTGTAGCATTACTAATTAACTGATACGGAGGAGATACAGATGAGTGAACAGCAAGTAAAAACTAATGACGGATGGGTAAATGTAGATGATATACAATGTACCCATTGTCAAAGTACATTCATGGAAAATAAAAATTCCGAATGGATGAGTAGAACTCTTGATGATGATGGATGGTTTTGTGATAGCGAGGCTTGTCATTTTGACGAACTAAGAAATCATGTAGACGAAGTTATATCATTAGAAGATGAGTTTAGAGATGAAGGAGAATAAATAGATGTTAAGTAAGATTAAAGATATTGTATGTAGTATATGCAATATGAAACACGAGGACGAATATGGACATAATGCACAGCCTATTAATAATGGAAGGTGTTGTTCTGTTTGTAACATTGAGGTGGTTATACCGACTAGGATAAAACTATTTCAAGCACAATTAGACTATAAACCAAAAAAGAAAGAAGAGGAATAAATATGGGATTTGATTTATATGGTGAAGAACCAAAGAGTAATACAGAAATGCCTGATTGGGTAAGCGATTATCAAGATGAGAAAGGTTGGGCAAAGTGGGATAAAATAGAAAAAGATAAAAAGAATGATGAGTATTTTGCAGCAACTGAGAAAAATGAAAAGGAAAACCCTGGCGTTTATTTTAGAAATAATGTTTGGTGGTGGAGACCTTTATGGACTTATGCATGTGATATATGTGAACAGCATATGAGTGAAAAAGATTTAGCTGCTGGAGACTATAATGATGGTTACGTGATAAATAAAGAAACAGCTATGCAAATGGCTATATCATTAACTACAGCAGAACATGATGGTTCATTAGATATGTATGTAAAAATGTATAATAAAGAGTTTGATAAAGCTAGAGCTAATAACAAAGAAGTTAAAAGACTTAAAGAAGAGTTAAATCAGACTGTTATTGAAGCTACTGGTAATAAAGATACTTACCCTGCATTGTATAAAGGTAAGCATAAAAAGTTATTTGAAGAGTTAACCGAGAAAGAAAACTGGGGTGGTCATTATCCTTTTCACAAAGATAATGCTATTGCATTTAGAAAATTCGTAGAAGAATCAGGAGGATTCAGAATATGTTAGAAGATAAAGAGATTAAAGAGATTAAGAAAAAAGAATGGATTGCATTTCTAGAAGTTAGACAAGATGGACAACATAATATGTGGAGCCGTCAAGCAATAGAAGAATCTGGATTAGGCAAAGATAAATGGTTCAGGATTATGAAAAACTTTGATGAACTACATGACTATTGGGGAGGACTTAAATGAGTGCACAGAATAATGTGTTTGAAACACTAGATAAAGTAGATGTAAGTAAACGAACAGAAAAGAAAGGTAATTTTACATATCTTTCTTGGGCATGGGCAGTTAGAGAGTTACTTAAAGTAGCTCCAGACGCAACATGGGAAGTACATGAATATGATGATGGTTTGGGTAATGGTTTTACGAATCAGCCTTATATGACTACAGACGCTGGTTGCTTTGTAAAAGTAACATTGACTGTAAATGGTATTGATAGAACACAAGTTCATCCAGTATTAGACAATAGAAATAAAACTGTAGAAAAACCTAATGCTTTTCAGATTAATACGTCAATACAGCGTTGTCTGGCTAAAGCAATAGCTCTACATGGTTTAGGTTTGTATATATTTGCTGGTGAAGATTTACCTGGTGAACCAGAAAGACTTAATGATGACCAAATTAAAGAGTTGTTAAATTATGCTGGTAAACTAGACAAAACAAAATCAGAATCAATTGTTAAAAAGATTGATGATAACGAAATAAATGAATCTAATTACAAGAGTGCTTTAGCTAAGGCTAAAAGATTGGCTGGTGCAAAATGAAATTAGGTGACATAGTAAACAATGACAAAATTAAGGTAGTTGAAGACTTTAGAAACGAACTATTTATTACTAATCAAGAATATATATTAGGAGTAAATGACGGTAAAGAGTTTAGAAAAGCTAAATTTACAGGTAGTAAGATGTACAACGGTAAATCAATGTTGACATTTTCTCTTTTAGATGAAAAGCTTTGTATAAACGCAAGTTATCTATCTTATGCATTAACAGAGCCAAAGGGAGACGAACATAATGGGTAAACTGACATTAAAACAAGCTACCGACTTACGTGATAATGGAGTTTTGACAGATGAACAATTTGAAGAAATGAAAGCAAACGATTTAATAAGTGCAGGTAGAGGAACCAGTAGAAGATACATAAAAACAGGAGATAACACTTGGGTATCACCTATGTTGTATTTTGCTGGACTTAAAGGAGCAAAGTATTCTAAAGAGATGACTGAGCTTAAACATAAAATCAATGAAGTAATCATTGAACACACAGATGGGGAGAAATCATGAAAGAAGTAGACGCAGTATATAATGAAAATAAAGATGGATTTACACCAGTAGCTGAAGCAACTTATCCAGCTCACGTTAGTAAATTTGAATCTAACGAGTATAATGGAAGTACAGTATTTAATCTGAGCTTTCGTGTAGCTGATGAAGCAAGTAAGTTAGAAATTCCTAAGTTAGTCAAAACAGCTGATGGCAAATACGAGCCAACAGGTGATACTATTAATGCAGCATTCGTTGCAGGTAATGAGTATAGAGTTGACAAAGGCGTATGGCTTACACCGAATCCAGCAGAAGGAGACGGATGGAAAAACAGAAGATACAAAGAGTTCTTTGAAGGAATGAATGTAAAGTTCCCTTCAGACAATGCTGGTAATACAGTATTAGGTGAAGTAGAAGAGAATGACGTATTAGGTTTTCCTTGTTTAGTCGAATTAAGAGAAACCACTTTTACAAATAAAGAAGGTGAAGAACGTACATCACTAAAAGTTACCAATGTACATCCATGGGATGATGGTAAAAAGCTAGATACAGCTGAATTAGACGATGACGTACCGTTCTAAATAATTAAGGTAAGCACGATTTTGGTAAGCTTTTAAATTGATACCAGCTAACAAAGCCTTAATAAATTAGCAAGAGCGTAGGTTCCTGAGAATAAGATAT